AAGCTAAAGGAATGGGAATGGGATCACCTAAATTTAAGTACGGACAAACTATGGATTATAAAACTACCAAACAAAAAGAAGGTAAAAAAATGATCAATACAGGAAGTGCTAAAAAATTCACTTATAAAGATGGTGAAAATTTAGATGGTGAATACAGACCAATCAAAAAGAGAAAAGAAACCACAGAAGCTTCACGTACATTAGGTGCGGGTAGAAAATTTGGAAGAAAAGGTTTACCAAAACCAAAAGCGGCTCCTCAACATATTAGTGAAACTGAAGTAGAATTACTTAAGTCTAAGAATGAAGAGTACAGAAAGGCTTTGAATCTTTTCAGAACTAAATTAAATGAAGTGGCGATATTCAACTCTAACTTGGCTTACGCAACTAGACTGTTTACAGAACATTCAACGACAAAACAAGAGAAAATAAATATTCTTAGAAGATTTGACAATGTTGAAACTCTTAAAGAATCTAAAAGTCTCTATAAAACATTAAAAGATGAATTCTCATCTGAAACAACTAAGGAAAACTCTATCAACGAATCATTTGAAAAATCGGTTACTAAAACTCCTGTGTCAGGATCAGCCGTTAATTTGATTGAATCTAAAACTTATGAGAATCCTCAGTTCTTGAGAATGAAAGATTTAATGGGAAAAATAAAATAAAAAATAAATAAACTAAAATAAAAAACCAAAAAAAATGGGAGCATTATTAGAATCAGGTCTTGTTGGTAACATTGGGTTAAAACACCTTAAAGTTATCAAAGAAGATACTATTAACAAATGGGATAAATTAGGATTCCTTGAAGGCCTTAAAGGTCACCTAAAAGAAAACGTAGCACAGTTGTATGAAAACCAAGCTTCTTTCTTGATTAACGAAGCAACTTCTGAAGGTTCTAACGGAGCATTCGAAACAGTTGTTTTCCCTATCGTAAGAAGAGTTTTCTCTAAATTGTTGGCTAACGATATCGTTTCTGTACAAGCAATGAACTTACCAATTGGTAAATTGTTCTTCTTTGTACCTCGTATCCAAGGATACACAAGTGCATCTGACGCAAATGGTGGAACACACTTCGCACCAATTGGAGCACCTAACGGACCAACTGCAGATGAAAACGCAGGATATCCAGGTGGATCAGAAGGTAACGCTTACGCTAAAAACCTTTACGATTTATTCTACGAAGGTGGTGAAGCAGCTTTAGATCCTCCAGGATTGTTTGATTACTCTAAAGGTCAATGGACTGCAGTTACTGCAGATACAACTGTACAAATTTGGAGTCCAACAACTGGTCAATTAGAGGACGCAGGTGATAATAACCCATTGTATACTGCAACAACAGGTACAAGAAAAGTTATTATCAGTCTATGTGACTTTAACAGAGCTGGTGAAGGTAAATTAATCGGACCTGATGGTAACGAGATAGATACTGAAACTTTCTTATCTGACCTTAAAATCATTGCTGATACAGGTTTAACTGCATCTGAAACATCACCTTGTACTTTAGGTACTGGTCCATTATTGTTTAGAGTTGTTACTCAAATCTACGGTAAAGGAATTGTTAAATATGGTCAACAAACACAAACTGTTTTCCCAAGTTCTTCAAATAGTACAGGTGGAAACGGTGGTTCTTTCTATGACATATGTGACTCAGAAGGTTGTATATATTTAGAAGTTGACTTATCTTGTCCTGTATGTGCTACTTGTGGTACTACATTAGACGGATACACAGGAACAACTTTAACGGCAATTGACGAAGTAGGATCTTTCACTGCGGTTTACAGAAGATACAAAAACTTAGAGTTTGAAGATAAAATCGGTGAGGTTTCTTTCGATTTAGAATCAGTAACTGTTTCTGTAACTGAAAGAAAACTAAGAGCACAATGGTCTCCTGAGTTAGCTCAAGACGTTGCAGCATTCCATAACATCGACGCTGAAGCTGAGTTAACTGCATTGTTATCTGAGCAAGTTGCAGCTGAGATTGACCGTGAGATCTTACGTGACTTGAGAAAAGGAGCGGCTTGGAACTTACGTTGGGATTACAACGGATGGAGAAGATTGTCTTTAACTACATCTTACACTCAAAAAGACTGGAATCAAACTTTGATTACTGCGATTAACCAATTGTCAGCACAAATCCACAAATCAACCTTGAGAGGTGGAGCTAACTGGATCGTAGTTTCTTCTGAGATTTCAGCTATCTTTGATGACTTAGAATACTTCCACGTATCTAACGCATCTCCTGAGCAAGATCAGTATAACATGGGTATTGAAAGAGTTGGTACTCTTGCAGGACGTTACCAAGTTTACCGTGACCCTTACTTCCCAGCTAACACAGTGTTAGTAGGACACAAAGGAACATCATTGTTAGACACAGGTTACATCTACGCACCGTATGTACCACTTCAATTAACTCCAACTATGTACAATCCGTTCAACTTTACACCGATAAAAGGTATTATGACCCGTTACGCAAAAAAGATGGTGAATAATAGATTTTACGGCAGAATTACTGTTGATGGTGTTCGTACATTCGATTTAAGAGAATTGAGATAATCAATTAAAACAGAATAAGAAAAAGGGGACAAGAAATTGTCTCCTTTTTTATTTATCATCAGTTTGGTTAGGTTCTTCCACCTTTGACAACACTCTAATTGCCTTTGATATTACTTCAGTTTCACCGATAGTGAACGCACCACGTTTATAAGATGCCTTAACCGACTCAATTAAATAATATAATGCATGATCTTTATTCATGGTTATAAGAATTGCATCTAAGTGTTGTTCACTTAATATATTAATGGTACCAAATAAGTTACCAAATAATTCATTTTCCCGTTCTTCCATTTTACTTTATGTTGATATTTATAATAGTAGACAAATTATGGATTTAAATCAAATAATAAATAAAGTTTTATCTGAAGCAACTTCAGATGGTGGTGGTAGGGGATCATATGTTGCACCACTGCAATTGGGTGTTAGAAAATTTAAAACTACCCAAAATGGTCCGTTTACTAAACCTGTTTCAAAATACGATAGTCCTATGTTAGAGTTTGATAGTTATGACGGATCAATGGACGAGACAAAAAAACAAATCAAAAAAATAGAATCTAAGGCTAAAAAAACCACCAACTATATTAAAAAACATCCAAATTCAACATTTAGTGATGATGATGGTAATAATATTAATCCTACGCCAGGTAAAAAATCAAAAATAGTTCCCGTAAATGAATGGGTTGAAATAACTGAGTCTAGTACAAGTGTAACCGCAGGTGAATATAGTGGACCTATGGAAATAGGATTAAAAAAATGGAGTAAAAGTGAGTTAGGTCCTTTTTATGAATTTTTAGATCATAAAATAAACGACATTGCAATTAAAAAAAGTTTAAAAAATAATTTAAAAAGAATTGTTGGTGTTTGGGAAAAAGGTAAAGACGGGACACATAATGTTAAAACACATGATGCTCACACAATCAATGAGGATTTAGGAGTTTGGTTTGGAACAAAGAAGAAACCAAAAGGATCTAAACAACCAAAGGGACCTTGGGTTAACATTTGCAAGAAAGTTGATGGTAAGCATCCACCGTGTGGTAGACATGATGCCACAGACAAGGCATATCCAAAATGTAGAGCGTCAGGAGTTGCGGGTAAAATGTCCGATTCGGAAAAAAGAAATGCTTGTCAACAAAAAAGAAATGCTGAAAAGAAAGATACTCAGACAGGTAAAGGTCAAAAACCTGTTATGACACATTACGAACCAAAAAATGAATCAACGGTGAAAAAAACAATTAAATTAACTGAAAACGATTTAATCAGAATTGTAAAAAAAGTTTTAGTTAATTAATTTTTTCTAAAATTGTTGAAAGTGAGTGAATTATCTGAGATTTTATTTCAGTTTCGTATTCTTGACGTATTTTCTCTGTTTTAGAATCAAATAGTTGTGTTAATCTAATCCAATCTGTTTGTTGAAGAACTACATCGTAGTGGTACACGTGATTAGTTATTGCCACACGTCTCTCATCCATTACCACGAACAATCCTAACTTAGAGTTTTTAATATATCTTTTATAAGACAATGGTGCAATTAAAAACTTAGAGTCGGGGTGGTTGATTAACTTACGACATATTGCCGTACAAATTTTTTCATTATCTTCTGAACTTTTTACGTTTTTGTAAAAACTATTTCTATACCATAACATTGCTTTAACGTATAGTCGTTTCATAAGTCTTTTAAATAATTTTTTCATTTGTTTGTATTTTTACTTTGTTTTTGTTCTTAAGTACAAAGATATGCAAATTTTCGGTAAAAAAAAATAACCCCATTAAAAAATGAGGTTATTTTGAATATTTCTTTGGTATTAATTAACAATAAGGGGCCGAACACCTTTTTTTACCATCTAAACCTGGTTTTGTACCCTTACATACCTGAACGGCATAACCATTGGCGTAGGCACTTGGGTAAACATCAAATTTAGATTTTGCGGCTGATTTACCACGAGCACAAAGTTTAGTACCTGTTTTCTTTCTACCTTCTGCCATGACCATATCCTTATCATCTATATTCATAGACATTTCCATACCGTCTTTTTTACTTTCATTCATCAGGAAATCAAATACTTGATCCATATTGTTTTTAGCTTCAGATACATGATCTTGTGCCCAATCATGTCCATTATCTAAAATAGATTCAATCATACTCTCATCTAAATCTAATAAAAGATCACATTGTCTTCTAATTTGTTGTAAATTAGAGAAGAACATATATCGCTCACCTTTTTGTTCATTAAGGACTCTTTTTACCAAATTGGTAACGTCCGATTCATTTAATCTTATTATTCTTTTCATTATATTAATTATTTAATCCATTAACACCACCTAGTGTGACCATATCTAATTGAGTTACTGGCGTACCATACCCATCAGTATAAACAGGATGAGGTACAGTATTTGTATAATAAAATGCGTTACCATTATTAACGTCTGATAAACAAGTATAACAAATTACCGTTTCAGTATTTGCACTTCTTGGTATGTTAATAATACATTCATTACAATTATCATATTGGGTGATTGCTGAATATGTTGTTACTTCTGCGGTGCCAGATATTACGGTACCACAAATAGTTTCCCCTGTTAGCCCATCACTAAATGAATAAGTTTCTCCTGATGCGGGTTCAAACCTTCCGTCAAACCCAACTATAAATTCATCCAATGATGAACATTGTTTTAATATAAAATTTGCCATATCTTTATTTAATAAATATCTTTATTTTTTATTTACGATCTGAAATTTAATTTGTCTTTTATAAGTATTCACTTCTCCACTAGAAATGACTTTTAAATCTATATAATATTCATTTGGAATCTTATCCCTTGTATCAAATATAAAATAGTACTCATTTGGAGTTCTATTAAGTTTGGTCCAATCCTGAACTTGAACTTCGGTTTGACCTTCTCTCACATACACTCTATAGTACCCCTCAACTTTCGGTAAAAGTTGATTAACGGTATACGCTTTCTTGATTATAACCCCAACTTTTCTAATGTCTGTGTTTAATATTTTTTCATCTTGTTTAATACCATAATAATCAAAACCATAAACTGAAGGATCATTTGTTGTTGTTCCAATTTGTATTGATTTTTTTAATGGGTAAATTGCAAACTCATTTATTACGTCAGGTAATGAAAAACCATTTAATGAAATGTCAGACCAAGTATCGGTAAAGATACATGGGGTCTTATATCCAAGTAATGGTGGAATTGTTATCTCATATACGCCCTTTGTGACTTGACAAGAAGACATATTTACAAGACCCGGTATTGGAGTTCCCGACTGATCACTAATTGTTACTAAAGGGTTATTATCCAAGTTTTGAAAATCACCATCTTCAAAGATATATAGGTATAATTTATTGATTTTACCCAATGAAAATGAGTTTCTATCATCTTCTATTGAGTCGTCGTAATTAGTCTCTAAGAATGGTTCGTAGAACGTCTGAGTATGTCTTGTAAAAAATCCTACAGAGTAATTACCTGTTGTTCCTGTTAAGTTCTCAACTTGAGGTAAGTAAGCAATACCCCATCCTGTGGTGTTAATTAATGAACCATCTAAAATAGAGTTAATTTCATCTGTCATATCAAACTCTACGTTCTCATCACCAAATTCAAAATGTTGTGTTGCAACAATTTCTAATTGATTATAATTAAATGAACCTGTGTTTGTATTACTATAAACTCCGGGTTGTTGCCAATCTGTTATTGTTGTTGTTGCCGACCAATTTGAAGGTCTATCAGAATAGTTCTTATCACTTGGTATTCCAGTTACTAAATCATAGTAGTCGTAACCAACACCTTCATCCCAATTTTGAGGTTGGTTTTCATTAAAGTTAACATATGGTATTCTGAATAAAATTAAATCAAATGATGTTGCTCTTAATCTACCTTGAGATGTTGAAGTGTTTAATAATTCTTTATCAAAATAACTAGTGTTAGTCATTCTTAAAGTGTGAGTTGTATTTGTATTACAACCTTCACTGATAATACCACTTTGGTATTTTTCTTTTAATAAAGTAAGATCTAAATCAAAGATAAAACGTGTGAATCCAATTGGATTAACAAGACTTCCATCACCATAAAATAATTCGGTGACAGGATTTCTCCCTGAATTAACAAGACTATTAGATATTAGAGTATTATTCCTACTGAAATATGAATTATTTATTGACATTTACGTTTTTAATATAAATATCAATTAATTCTAATATTTTGATTCAGTATTGTATTTTGAGAGTTATTAAGTATTTCTGTGATCTTTTTTGCTGATGGTCCATCAGTTATTGAAGGGTATTCTTGGATTGGTGCAAGACCTGGAAATGCGTGTACGTGGCCTATCATAAATTGAACAATAAGGTTCAATAATGACATTAATTCTTCCCCTCTGACCATTGAATTAGTTTTACCATATATGACATCTGTTAACATATTTTGTTCAATTCCATATAATGTATTTTTTAAATCAATTGGTTCTCCCTTACTTGGTATAACTGATTTATGTGATAACAAATAAAGAAAGTCTCCACCCATTACACCATATGTTGTTGGGTTGGCAACAAATGTGTCATTTGCAACTTCAGTTACCTTCATTTCAAGTTGTTCGCCTAAAACATCTTGTACCCAAACAAGTCCAAAACCATACTCTTTATTTTGTGGAGATAATTTAGTTTTAGTGAAAAAATTTGAGATATTATTAAATTCTGTTATTCCACTTGGAGTATCAATACTTGCACCTAAAAATATTTCAGTATTACTTTTTGTTGGTGTAAAAACAAATGGGAATTGATTTTCTAATTTACTTCCGTCTTGAGATGGGTATGAAAGATATCCATCAATATTTATTTTACCAATGTTAACACCTTTAATAAAATCATTTATTATTGTTAACGCCTGATCAGAAGTTTTACCCGTAAAATTTAGTTCATATAAAGTTGTCCCTTTATAACTATCTAAATCGGAAGTAAGAAAAATTTTATTAGACAATGTTTCAGGTACTGGAATCAAACTATATAATTTTATGCTACCATCAAAAGTTGATCCTGTTGTTGCAAGATTTGTTATTTCCCACTCAACTAAATTTTTAACTTGTCTACTTTCTTTGATGTATTCAGTTACTGTTTTTGGTTCGCCTTTAATTTTTTCTAAAGGAGATGTAGATATTTGTAAAAATGATCTTTTATCATTTGGTACAGGTATATTAAAATCCGCACTTGACGATTTAATAGGATCTAATTTACCTGATCGTATTAAAACGTGGTTTTCTCTTACGACAACATCTGAGGTTCCTCTACCTAAAATGGAATTATCACCTGGTTCAGGATATATCCCATAAACTTTTGGGTCGGTTATTCCTGTTTTACGATCTCTTAACTGATTTGCTTGTTTGAAAAATTCCCCCGATGCCATCATGGACTGAGAATTTGTCCATTCTTCTTTAAAATTATTTTGTGGTCTTGTTATTGGCCCTTGTATATAAAACTTACTGGCATCTAATCTCTCACGTTTATCGTAATAAATTAAGTTAACAAATTCTTTTTCTTTTGGAACTTGATTAATGTAATACGGTAATAATGGTAAAAATATAAATGGATCTTTTTCCGTCCATTTATCGTTTTCTTCATTCCAATCCTCAGGTAAAGAATCCTCATACCTTTCAGATGTTGGTATAACTCTTACTCTACCCAACATCATTGGATCTTTGTTATCGTTTACATAACCCGGAAATAATGTTTTATTTTTGAACCACATTTCTTGATTGATATTCTTTTAATAGTGTATTATATGTTAACTCTAATTTATCCAAATGACTTGTCATTTTAATTAAATTTTCTTTTGTAAGTTCAAAATCTTTTTTTATAAATTCCATAGCCAAAACTAGATCTTTATTAGGTCTAACTTTATGTTCTTTTATTATTTCCACAACTTGTTGTGATTCTACTTTATTATCCATTATTTTATATTTTATTTCCCAAAACAAACAATTGGTGTTGTTAGACCAATAGGTGTTATACTTAGAGGATTTATTGCAATTTGAGATTTACCATTGGCTGCGTTTTCTTCATCTGAACCATCTAATAATGCTTTCATTGACGCTAACATTAAATTAGGACTACCGTCT